CAGGGGTTAAGGAGAAGCCTTCGTTCCAGCAAGTTTTGGAGCTTGCTGTGATGATACGGGTTGAATATTATTATTTCAAGGCTTCTGAATTGCTGTTGTTTTTCTTCAAGTTCAAATCCGGGGAATATGGCACGTTCTATGGTGTTGTCGATCCGATGGTGATTATGGCAGCCCTGATTGAATTCAAGGCCTACCGCCGGCAGCAACTGGAAATATACGACCGTGAGATACAGCGTAAGAAACGGGAGGAGCAATGGGCGGAATGGGAGAGGAAGGCTGTACCCTGTCCGGCGCATTTAAAATTGGTGAAAGCGTTTGTGGAGGAAGTACAAAATGAAGAATGAATATAATCCTTGAATAAAAAATCATTAAAAGTTACAATTATGACAAATTTAGCATTAAACACGAGAGAAATCGCAAAAGTAAACAATGTGGCTATCATGGCCGGTAATGATCCTAAGAAGTTGGTTCCCATCAAACCAATTTGTGAGGCATTGGGGATTGATTATGCAAGACAATTCCAAAAACTGAAAGATGATGAAGATCTCGGTCCAACTATTGGCCTGACGCCAACAGTTGCAGCAGATGGAAAAATAAGAGAAATGGTATGCTTACCTATGGAATTCATATTTGGTTGGTTATTTACCATCAATCCAAAAAATGTAAAACCGGAAGCGCAAGAGGCTGTCCGAACGTATCGGATGCAATGTTATCATGTCCTATACGAATACTTCGCTTCCTACGCCAGTTTCGTCAACCAAAAACAAAAACGGCAAGCGGAAGACTGGGTACGTATCCAAATTCTGAAAAGGGAATTTCATGAAGCGAAGAACAAGCTGGCCAAGGCAACGAAGCAAATGAATATGACAGTAGATTACTCATTTGAGTAATGGAAGGCCAACGGGAAACAGCTTATTCTCGATTTTGACGATTGAATTCAGAGAATTCGATAGGGAATTGGATTTGCTCTCAAAGAGGTGTCACTTTAAGTTATTTCGTGTGTAAGTACGTAGAGAAGATAACGGAAGTTTCACCTCTATTGTTTCAGAAGTAATTTTGAAATAAAAGAAGTTTGATGGATTTTTGTTTTTCTAATAGTTACGTGGATAGGTTGTGCAATAAATAAACTATCTTTGTAGATATTTAAAAATAAGCATTTTATGATAGCGACTCTGAAGGATAGATTGTCAACTATGGTTTTTGCTTTCCGGGATAAAGAAACTAACAGATTTTTATTCCGAATAACTAATATTGGAACTCATGAAAAGCCAGACTTCAAATTTGTTTTTACACCTAAACAAAGTGGTATCTTAATTGATACCTCAGAGAAAAAAAGGAAAGATGGGTGTATCGATATGTATAACTGTATTCAATGGACTTATATGGAATATTCTTATCACCCAGATGGCTCCTTTTTATGTAAACTACCTGAATTTCCAATTAAAAAATATTTATATGATAACCCGGAAGGTGTGGGTGAAAGACGTTGTCCCTTGAAAGAGATTAAAGATGTTGAGTTTATAGCAGCAGTTGAGATTGATAATTATTCTTTATGTAAGAAATTCTTGCCTGCACCACAAGAAGTACATATGACATGTCAAAATAATAGTGTGTTTAATGGGGATACCTTCAATCTTTTAATTTATATTAAACATAGAGATTTTGATATAAACACTTTTCAGCATCCATTGGCAATATCCTATGTGTGTAGAGGTATCTCCGAAACACTTGATATTGGAATCTACATACAGAAAGTAGAAAGAAAATCTTATAAACATTATAATGAGAAATTAGGATGGGTATATCAAAATAACATGAATAGAATTACTCCTATTCGATCATGTAGTAAAGAATTGGTTTTAAGTTCTTTAAGGGGATTTGTTTTTCCGTAAAGGTTTAGTTTTAAGCTCTATAATAAGGACGTCTTGAAAACATCATGGTTCATGTCCTAAAAAATTATAGATATAATTTCGACTTATAACTGCAAATTCATATATATATGTATTTAAGTTACTTATTTCTTTTTGTTTGTTACTTAAATAATCATTTAGGCAATTCTTTCTTTCTTCATGAAAAGATTGTAACTCTATTTTATTATTGTTTTTTTGAATTTTATCATTGATATTCATAATTTTGAATAGCAAATCATTTCTTTGTTGTGCAATATCCAACCCTTTTTTTATTATTTCATTCGATTCAACATGTAATGCATTGTCTTCAATATATATTTTGAAGACAATTTCTTTACTTAGTAATTCATGATATTGTTTATCCAACTCTTTGATACTATCAGCTATAGAATCATTATTTGATAAATCAATTTGAGCGAAATAGATGGATGAGTTTATCCATTTATTTAGTGATATGTTAAAGTCAATGATAATATCTTTCTTTTCTAATTCTAGATTTACATGAAGGTTTGTCGACAATGCTAAATTCGCTTTAAGTTGCTCTGTTTTATTGATAAATTTGTTTTCTACAGATTTAATAGTATCAGTAACTTGTGCTATTTTTTCAATTTGTGCGTTTAGTTTTCCAATTTCTGATTCATACGATTTTGTTTTGGCAATATGTTTCCAAAATAAAAATTGCGTTAGCCCAGAAGCACATGTGCATATGGCAATGATTAGACCCGTATCTATCCAGTTCATGTTTTTTATTCTTTTAGTTATCTGTTCTTTATAATCCTTCTAGAGTTTTTAACTTCTCTTGTTTTTGTATATCATCCTGCTTTTGTTTTTTCTGTTCCAATAGAGATTTGATGGTTTGAAATATCTTTTGATTTTCTATTCCGAAAGAAATATATCGGTTTGCTTTCCCTCGCGAATCATGTTTTACTTGGTCATTGTAATAACATATTATGTCAGGATTTCCAGTGTCCCATTTTAGATTAAAAGACTGGTCTTCTTTAATAATTGTATTACCTAGTCCATTGACATATTCTTTTGGAGTTCTTTCATGTGTTATTTGGGGTTCTCCGTATTTGATAGTTAATGCCTCTTTGATATTTGTAGGCATAATCGTATACATGGCATAAAGAGAATCATTATAAAAACTAAGATATAACTCTGTCAAAGAGTAACCTTTTGCGGGTATATATTCATTAAGGACAAAAGTTTTTGTCAGATTATCATTGAAATCTTTTTCATTTTTTGCATCAGGAAATGATTGTTGAAAGTCACTAATTGTCATCCCCAGCCTAATTACACCCAATCCGTCTATAGTTTGTGATTCTGCGTAAAATGTACATAATAAGCATATTAGTACTGATAAAATTCTTTTCATGGTTTGTTTTTTATGTGTTTAATATTGAGCAAAAGTAGATATTTTAATGTTGATGGCAAAAAAAATGCAATTCCTTTTGCTGTTTAACAAAAAAGCCCCATCTTTGCGCTGTCCTAACATATCAACCAAGGTGGAAGCGTCCGCCGAACATATTTTATGTCGGCATTTTTTGTGCCCATACATAAACGTATTATAGTATAACGGTTTCGTACCCCCTTGATACGGCTTAATGGTCGTAACTGCCTTGGTTGGTGTAGGACAAAGGGACAGGCGAAACCGTTTTTTTGTCTATCCTCTTATAACAAACAATGTTAGTTATGTCCAAACAACCAAGCATTTGTTTGTCGGGGAATAATAGTACCCAACAACCAACGGCCCAACCCTCCGAAATGGGTAAGTACTCCACTCCAGAACTGCAAGCCGCATTTGATGCCGGCCGTGCCCTCGGAAGAACTGAAGGTATGCTCTCCTACCAACGCCACATCATGAATCAGCTCTTTGCTGAGAACCAAAAACTCAATCGGAAACTTCAGGAACAGAAAGGAGGCCGGTCATGAGAGAACAATATGTAAGAATACTGGTCCCCAATTACAATCCAGATCCTCTTAGTGAGAAGCAATTCTTCCAAATGCAGAGCTTTGCCAAAGACGTGCAAACCTATTTGCCTTATCAAAGCACCACTTTGCTCGATTTTATGTCTATCGCTTACAACTATTGTTTGAAGACTCGGCAAAATTCGTTGGATAATATGACCTGTTATCGTGACGATCTTAGACACAAGGTTATGTTATTCCTGACGAAGTATTATCCAAACGGGTTCAAGAAAAACAAGAAAGAGTTGCCGGATACCTGTTACAAAGAACTTTTGAAATATCGCAAACCTCGCTTCAAACGTGATTTCCTTGGTGAGTATGAACCAATAGAACGCATTTGGTTTATCCTCACGTTACGTGCCTGCCACAGCTTTTTATTGTCCGGACATCTAATGGGCGACATAGATCAATTTGCCTACAAGCTTGAGAAAATAGCTTTAATGATGAAGGGAGAAATATAAGGGGAAAATATTTTCCGACTTATATATTATTTCAGAACGTTCTAATCCGGAGCTCGTGGCTGTTCTCCAGAGGAAGATATTAATAAAGGGCATTGATTGGGATTACAAACAGCCACAATAGGTAATTCCGGTCTTTGCTCTTTTACTTTTTCAGCAAAGAGTTAATGAATAAGGTGCAACAATCAACCGAACAACGCGATCGCACGAAACTTTTCTGATCCCTACGAGGCATTTTATTTCTATCTGAATGAGATGTCGATGCAGGATATACGACGATTAAAGAAAGGTTTGTTTGGCTTCAATGCCAAACAAATTATTGAAAAAGAAATATTTCAAACTAAATAGAAGTAAATATGAAAAGTTATCAATATGAAGAAATTGTCTTTTGGCTATCATTCATAGCCTACCTGATTAGCCACATAGCCAGTTTCGATATTTGGGTACAAAATCTATTGCTTATCAATGCTCTTATAAATATGTGCTGTGCTATTTATTATGCTTATAAGCATAGAAAAGACGATGACTAAAAAATATGAATATAGATACTGAATTTAACGTAGGAGATAGCGTATGCTATCTGAGCGGGGATAATATTATCCATACAACTATAAGCAAAATAATCATCGAAATATCCTATGCTGATGATAGTTTCCTTATGGTTTATAAGCTGTCAGATGGACTTAGTGTGCCCAGAAACAATTATCCCACATGGGATAAAAGACTTTTCAAAGACAAAGAGAGTTTGATAAAATATTTATCTGAATCATAACTACTAAAGAATATGAATATGGAACCATTGATAAGATTGGTGGGATTAAAGGGGTGCAGTGGTGATACTTATGCTTATTTTTCCCGTGATAAAGAAAATGTGAAAAAAGCGTTGGAATTGGGGATAGCCTGTACCGGAGCGGACGATAACGGAGCCTATAACATATATTTTAATGACTCTGAGGAACTTTGTTGTGAGTATATGAGATATTGTGTTACCAAAGAGTTTAAAAAAGCCGCTTCTATTGAAGAGGCTGTTGGATGGATGGATCAACTAATGAACTAAAAATTAAAAAATAACGAACATGGAAAAGATAGAATTAATAAATCTGACGTTGGACGAAATCAGGAAAGCGTGTACGACTGTCAATAATGTTTGCATTGACACAAAACGAACACTCTGCAAAAGTGACGATTGCGAATGTCTTACAAAGCTTGTTAATAATTGTGATGAAGTATTGGAGAGTGTTAGAGTCAAGCTTCGCGAAGTGTTTGAAGAAGTTGCAAACTATCAGGATGCAACCGATATGGTTTGTCCGGTAGATGCAGCGTTGTCTGAGATTGCGTTTGATTTGATATATGAACGTAAGGATGAATATGATTTTGGGGATGATAAGTGAAAAAAATCATCATACAGATAAGGACGCTTACTGTATGATGATTATAGATCAACGTTCTTTGTAATTAAAAGACACATTACTAAATTGGTTACTATTTAATTGCGTTCGCAGTGCATCTCTGATTAATCTATCAACAGTAGAGTACTCAGTATTAAGTGAACAGGGGATAGTCATTGGAATACAATGATTTTCTCCTTTAAAACTAAAAGAAACCATGTAAGTTGTCATAATATTCATATTTAAGTTATGTGCAATATTGCTTGGTAAATATCTGTAATTAATAATTAATAGCCAAATTATTTTTCTTTTATAAGTATTGAGTCCCAATAGTTCAACTCACATCTTTATATCTTATATGAAACTAAGATATGAAAACGCAAAAATGTATAGCCTGTGGCTGGGAAACAGTTTCTGTGATCAAAACAGAAGAAGGATATATCTGCTATAACTGTTACTCTGATAAAAAGAACCCTCCAAAACAAAAGCAACACCATGATAACGAAGAAGCTAGGATTCAGTCGGAGTTTTTCAGCAAGGTTCCTTTATTCTTTCCTAATTTGCCGGATCGACTTCTTTTTGCAGTCCCGAACGGTGGCAGCCGACATAAAATAGAAGCGGCTAATATGAAGCGCCAAGGCGTTAAACGTGGAGTGGCCGATGTAATCCTTCAGATACCGAAAAAGGGATATGCTTCTCTTTGTCTAGAGTTCAAGACATCTACAGGTAAACAGTCTGCAGAGCAAAAGGAATACCAACGCCAGGTTGAGATGGCGGGTAGTAAGTATGTGATTGTTCGGAGCGTGGAACAGGCTATCCGGGAACTGCAACTGTATTTAGGTTAATAGATTTCTCTGTTATATTTTAGAATAAAAGTTATGGCTGAATTGAAGTATGACCCTCGGAATTATCGTATCCACACGGATAAGAATAAAAGACTTATTAAAAAGAGCCTGGAGGACTGTGGAACCGGTCGTTCTATTCTTCTGGATAAGAACGATGTTATTATTGCCGGGAATGGCGTTTATGAGCAGGCTTTAGAACTGGGGTTGAAAGTCCGAATTGTAGAGTCTGATGGAAATGAATTGATAGCGATCAGAAGAACGGATTTGTCTACAGAGGATGAAAAAAGAAAGCTTTTGGCTCTGGCTGATAACCATACATCAGATACTTCTATGTTCGATTTTGCAGCTGTAGTTGAAGATTTTGGTATTGACGAACTTGGTGATTGGGAGTTGGAGCTTCCATTTGATGATATGCCGACAGATGTGGATCGTTTTTTTGAGGGAGCAGACAAGGTGGAGAATAAGAGAAAGACTATGATTTGTCCCCATTGTGGGAAGGAGATAGAGTTATGATTTTATACCTTGCCGGTTATAAGTATTGTGCCAAACGGTGGAATCTCGACACGAAAGATATCTATCTTTTAAGTTCTTTTTGGGAGCATAAATCAGGGCATTATGGTAGTTATGTCTGTCAAGAGAAGCATATTCTTGATAGCGGGGCGTTTTCTGCTTTTTCTGGGAAGAATGATAGTTTTGACTGGGATGGCTATGTTAAGAAATATGCCGACTTTGTTTTAAAGAATAACATTCAACGTTTCTTTGAGCTGGATATAGACGTTGTCGTTGGACTGGAGAAAGTCGAATATTATCGTAGATACTTGGAAGATCGTATAGGACGGCAGCCTATTCCTGTTTGGCATGCAAGTCGAGGGAAGGAATATTTTATTCGGATGTGTGAGGAGTATCCTTATGTTGCGATTGGTACGACTTCGGCAATGGAAGAAGGTCGGCGGATAAGAGAGAATCCTATGATATTAAAGTGGTTTATCGATCAAGCTCATTCTGCCGGTACTCGTATTCATGGGCTTGGATTTACAAATACGACACTTCTTCCTTTTTTGAAGTTTGATAGTGTTGATAGTACGACCTGGTTGTCTGGTTCTAGATTTGGGCAAATTTATTTCTTTAATGGAAAGCAAATGGTATATCGTAATCCCCCAAAAGGAATGCGGGCTAAGAATCATGATTTATCGAATAGACACAATTTTAATGAATGGATAAAATTTCAAAGGTATGCAGAACAATACTTATAATAAAAAAGTCCTTCTGTATTCAGGAGGCATGGATAGCTGGTTGATTGATAAACTCTGGAAACCGGATATAAGGCTTTATATTGATATGAATACCCGTTATTCGAAAGAAGAAATGAAGCGTCTTCCGGATGATATTGTTATTGAAAAGTTGGATTTATCAAAATGGGAACGTGAGGATAAGATTATTCCTCTTCGAAATATGTATTTGATTGGTATCGCAACGAATTATGGCGACGAAATCTGTTTGGGAGCGACAGCCGGTGACCGGGTTCTTGATAAATCACCTGTATTTGCCGAATTGTACGAGGAGTTACTCGGATATCTCTATCAGAAACAACATTGGACTGAGAAACGAACGATCAGGATAAATTTGGATTATAAAGCATATACTAAGACAGAGTTGTTGAAGCAATATATAATTCAAGGAGGCAGTATTAATGAAGCGTTTAGTTCGTCGTTCAGTTGTTATGCTCCTGTTGATGGGCACGAATGTTGGAACTGCAAACCGTGTTTCCGCAAATTCATTGCTTTTGCATTGAACGAATATCCGTTCCCCAGAGAAGTTATAGACAAGAATATATCTTATATAAAGCGTGAAATACTTCCTTTAATCGAATCTGGAGAGTATGGTCGGAAACGGGAGGAGGAAGAGATAAGACAGGTATTAACTCTTTATCGATAAATCTATGTATACAGTAAGGAAACGTCTTGAGATATCAGCGTCTCATCGTTTGAATCTCTCTTATACGAGTAAGTGTGAGAATTTGCATGGACATAATTGGATTGTAATTGTTTGGTGTAGATCTAAGCAGTTGAATCCAGATGGTATGGTTGTCGACTTTGCCCATATTAAGCAAATAATTCAGGAAAAATTGGATCATAAGAACTTGAATGAGGTATTATCGTTTAATCCGACAGCGGAAAATATTGCGAAATGGATTTGTAATCAGATACCTCAATGTTTTAAAGTGATGGTCCAGGAATCGGAGAATAATATAGCGTGGTATGAAAAAGATAAATGAGATTTTTTACAGTATCCAGGGAGAGGGGTATTTTACCGGTACACCGACTGTTTTTATTCGCTTTTCCGGATGTAACTTGAGGTGTCCGTTCTGTGATACAGAATACAAAGAAGGCAAGATGTTAAGTGATGATGATATTATTGCAGAAATAAATCGTTATCCAGCTTTACATGTTGTATTGACAGGTGGAGAACCTTGTATGCAGGTTACATATGACTTGGTTGATAAGATCAAGGCCACTGGCCGATTTGTTCAGATTGAGACAAATGGAACTTTGGTTCCACCTGTAAATATAGACTGGATTACGTGTTCCCCGAAAGATGGAGGTAAAACTGTCGTGATTAACCCGAATGAATTGAAGGTAGTTTATATCGGACAGGATATGTCGCAATATGATAAATATTCAGCAGGTGTATATTATTTGCAGCCTTGTTCCGGTCAGAATACGAAGGAAGTTATTAATTATATTAAAGAGCATCCGAAATGGAAATTAAGTCTACAAATACACAAGATATTGAATGTGCGATAAGAACGATCCTTTCTTTTATCGGTGAGGACCCTTGTAGAGAAGGATTAAAAGGAACACCGGATCGTATCATAAGAATGTGGAAAGAGATCTTTCGTGGATATGATCTGGCACTGGTGCCTAAAATAACGGTTTTTCCTAATGGAGTGGATGGTCTTTCTTGTAATAGTGTTATCGCAGATTCAGGTGGATTTTATTCAATGTGTGAACATCACATGATGCCTTTCTTTGGGAAGTATTGGTTTGCTTATATTCCTAATCCCAAAGGTAAGATATTGGGCATATCGAAAGTTGGTCGTGTTGTTGATTATTGTGCGGCACGATTACAGGTACAAGAGCGATTGGCGAAAGATATCATTGTGATGATCCAAGAAGCGTTAGGTTCGGAATATCCACCTTTGGCAATGGGTATAGAGATAGAAGGAGAACACTTGTGTAAGTCAATGCGTGGTGTAAAGAAAGAAGGTAAAATGCGCTCTTCTTTCTATTTAGATAATGGAAGTTTACCTGAGTTGAAGGCGGAATTGTCTCGATTCGTTAGTTTTGGTTAGGTATGTCAGAGAAGAATGAAGTAAAAAAGAAAAGTAGGGGGCGTAAGTCTGAATATAGAGAAGAATATGCAGAGCAGGCTCTAAAGCTTTGTCTGTTAGGTGCAACAGATAAGGAAATTGCTGAATTCTTCTCTGTTTCGGAACAAACGTTGAATAGTTGGAAGAAGAAGTTCCCTCAATTTCTTGAGTCCTTAAAAAAAGGAAAAGCTGTAGCGGATGCAAATGTAGCATCGAGACTTTATAGCCGTGCGATTGGTTACGATGCCAGAGCGACGAAGTTCGCTACCAACGAGGGTAAGATTACGGATAAAGTGGAGTATATCGAACATTACCCTCCGGACACAACTGCCGCCATTTTCTGGCTGAAGAACCGGCAACCTGGCAAGTGGCGTGATAAGAAAGAGGTGGAGAACCAGATCAAACTGGGTGATGAATTGGAATCGATGTCAGATGAAGAATTAGCAGCTATTATCCGTGGCGAAAAGGAGTAAGAGAGAAATATTAATACGACAAGCAATGGCAGTAACTATATTACGTAAACGGGAGGCCCAAAATGATTTCTGGTCCTATTGTTTATATCATGACCCTAAGTTTTTTGCGAGGCGTTTGTTCTTGAAAGAGGTGGCGGACGCTTTCACTCGTGTATATGAATCGTATGTGTCGGGTGTGATTCGTCGGCTGGCCGTCTCCATGCCGCCACGTGCCGGGAAGTCCTATATATCATCCTTGTTCATTTCGTGGATGCTTGGCCATTTCCCGGAAGAGTCGGTCATGCGCAACTGTTGTTCCGATACACTGTATAATAAACTATCTTATGATACACGAGACATTGTCCGCTCTTCCCGATTCAAAGAGATATTCCCGGATGTGCAATTGCGAGGGGATAAACAGAACGTGCATAGCTGGAGCTTGGAAGCTGCCCGGCAGGTGAGTTACTTCGGAGCTGGTGTAGGCGGTACGGTAATCGGTTTCGGTGCGTCTATGTTGGCCATGACCGACGACTTGTATAAGAGCCTGGAAGATGCACTATCTGACACCAATAACGAAAAGGTCTGGTCGTGGAAACAGGGAACACATGATTCACGTATCGAAGGGAACTGTTGTTCTATCGACATCGGTACCCGTTGGTCGGCTACGGACGTTCTTGGTCGTATGGAAGAGATGGAGAAGTATGACGAAATTATCCGTATAGCCGCCTTGGATGAAAATGACCGTTCTTTCTGTGAAGATGTACACACAACGGAATACTATTGGGATTTACGAGAGGAAACGGACGATTCCATCTGGTGTGCCGAGTATATGCAGGAACCGATCGAGGCTATTGGGTTGTTGTTCCCTAAATCAGAGCTCAACCGGTTCAAGCTGGCAGATATCGAAGGTAAACAGCCGGATGGCGTGATCGGTGCTACCGATGTGGCAGACGAAGGAGACGACGATTTTTGTGCACCGATTGCCAAAGTATTCGGTACAAAGTATTTCATTACCGATGTCCTGTTTACGAAAGACAATGTCGAGATTACCGAACCGAAGTTAGTTTCCCTGATTCTTGATACCCGATGCGACAATATGCGTATCGAAAGCAATAACGGCGGCCGTCTGTTTGCTCTGAATGTCCGTAAGGCCGTGAAGTCAAAGAACG